GACAAACCAGAACCACCTGCATTAATGCACGTGATCCAATCTTATGACACAGCGTTTATGAAAAAAGAAACAGCTGACTATTCTGCTATTACAACATGGGGTGTATTTTGTCCAAATGAAGGCGACGCACCTAATTTAATACTATTAGACATGGTAAAAGATAGGTATGAGTTTCCAGAGTTGCGTAAGAAAGCGAAAGAACAATATGATTACTGGAAGCCAGAAACGGTGATCGTGGAAGCTAAGGCTTCAGGACTACCTTTAACGTATGAATTGCGTAAGCTAGGCATACCAGTTATTAACTTTACACCTAGTAAAGGAAATGATAAACATACTAGAGTGAACTCTGTAGCACCGCTATTTGAAGCTGGAATGGTATGGGCACCAGATAAAAAGTTTGCTGAAGAGGTTATTGAGGAGTGCGCTGCATTTCCATTAGGGGAACACGATGACTTAGTGGATAGTATGACTCAAGCCGTAATGAGATTTAGACAAGGTGGCTTTGTAGAACATCCAGATGACTATGAAGACGAACCTTTGCCGTATGAACAGAGGACATACTACTAATGAACATACCATTGTTTATAAAAAACTATATAGATAATCTACTCAGTAGAGCTAAAGCTACTAAGGGTATGACTAATCTTGAAGTAGAGGAACTTGGAAATAAACTCGATGACTTTTTAGAAAGATATGACGGAACAGATACAAATCAAGATCTAGATACTGTTGACAAAATGGTTAACGAATTAAAAAATGATTTTGAACCAATTGTTGCTAATGCAGAACGTTTTGCTGGTGAATCAGATTCTGTAATAAAAAGACCACAGGGCATATCTGCTTTGTTAAGAGATGGACCAGATCGTACGTTTGCATATATAGCAGAGAAAACAGGTTTGGATGTAGGAAGAGTCAAACGTGCTCTTGTTGAGATGATGAACGAAGGTTATTCAGAAGGTGGAAACTTCGGGAAGATGTCAACTATAGACGACACTGAAAGACTCTATGCGTACTCAGATTTACGAATGAGAGATGATGACGCTATAGAATTTTTAACTGAGCTAGAAGAAATTGGAAAAAACATTGAGACAGACAATGTTATTGATTTAGAAAAATTTCGTAAAGAAGGAATAACAGCAGTACAAACAGGAAAGTTTGATGCAAGCAAAATAGATTACCAAAAGTATGAAGACATAGCAGAACAGTTTGGAGAAGACGAAGCACTAAAACAATTTAAATACGACCATGGCGTAGGTGACGTTAGGTTTGACCCTGAAAAAGGAATTGTTCAAGACCCCCCTGCAAGAGAAACTGGTGGAGTTGATCCTGCTGACGCAAGAATAACAAAGAACGAAGCAAAAGAAATTATTGCAACTGAATCCCCGCCTGATGAATTTTTTGGACAAGCAAAAGTAGAAATAGACAAACCTGAAAACCCTTTAAGTCCACAAGAAGTAGACGACCTATTAACAGAAAAGTTTGTAGATGATAAAATGCAAACAAGACAAAACTTAGAACATCTTAGTAAAGACCAATTAGAAGGTTTAGCAGGAGACATGGCAAAGCAGCTTGTAAAGAATCAAGAGAGAGTAAAAGCATTAGCGGAGGCAGGAGAATTTGAAAAAGCAAGAATGCTAGAAAATGTTAACAAAAAACTATTAGCGAAAATGGACGACACAGGAATAGAGGATGTAGATGAAATTTTAGAAATTTTTCCTTTTGATCCAGACAAACCTAAAATGGCAAAAGGTGGCCGTGTGGGGTTTGCTGATGGTAAAGATGTTCCTGGAGGAGGTAAATTACCAATGTCACGTAGAGGTTTTCTTGGTGTATTAGGAGGAGGTATTGCTACGTTGATGGGAAGCAGAGCTTTAATGCCTGCAGCAAAAACAGGTATCACCGCAGCAAAGACAATATCAGCACCAGGCATGCCTAAATGGTTTCCATTACTTGTAAACAAAATACAAACAAAAGGTAATGTGGTATCACCTGCAGCACCACAAAAAGGTGAAGTAAATGCGGTGTATAATTACATGGATGGTAAAACTGAATATAAAATGGTAGAAGATGTAAATACAGGACGAATAGATATATACACTGTAGGAGATGACGGCACTCAAGTTAGTTTTGAGTATGAGCCATCAATGAAAAGATATTTTGAAGATGGTAGTAGCGTGACAGAAGAACCATCATTTTTTGTTGGAGAGTTTAGAAAAGGTTCTGAACCTGGTGGAGATTTTGAACAATACTCAATGGGAATGGATGAAGTTACAACTGATCTTCGCAACGTTGAAGAATTTGCAACTAGAGGAACTACGATGAAACTAGATAAGGCATTAGATGAGTTTCTTAAAAACACAAGAAAAGAAGAACCAGGATTTAAACAAGGTGGCCTAGTACCACCACAAGCAGGACCAATGCCACAAGGTGTAGGTTCATTATTTAGACAGAGGACAGCATAATGGCTATAGATAAAAACAACCCAATACTTCCACCTAAACAAACTAGGACAAACATGAAAGTTCCTAACCAGCAAGCTCAGTTGGAAAAAATACAAATGAACTTAACACAACAACCACCTGTTGAAATAAAAGAAACAGATGATGGTGGTGTTGAAGTTGATTTTGATCCAGCAGCAGTTGTACCTGAAGGCGGAGAATCACATGATGAAAACTTAGCTGACTTTTTAGAAGAAGATATTTTACAAGAAATTTCCAACGACCTTTTAGAAAACTATGAAAGCTGTAAATCATCAAGAGCAGATTGGGAAGACACTTATACAAAAGGTTTAGACCTATTAGGTTTTAAATACGAAAACAGATCAGAACCATTTCAAGGTTCTAGTGGCGCGACACACCCTGTACTTGCAGAAGCAGTTACACAATTCCAAGCGCTAGCTTATAAAGAATTATTACCAGCAGGTGGTCCAGTTAGAACGCAGATTGTAGGAAACATAGACCCTGCAAGAGAAGACCAAGCAGAACGTGTTAAAGACTATATGAACTATCAGTTAATGGTAGAGATGAAAGAGTACGAACCAGAATTTGATCAAATGTTATTTAACTTACCACTGTCAGGTTCTACATTTAAAAAAGTTTATTACGACCAATTACTAGGTCGTTGTGTATCTAAGTTTGTACCTGCAGAAGATTTATATGTTCCTTACACAACTACATCATTAGATGAGTCTGATTGTGTTATTCATTCTATAAAAATGACAGGAAACGATTTGTTAAAAAATCAACTAACAGGTTTTTACAGTGACATAGAATTGACACAATCTGGATCAGTTGCACCTGATGAAATTAGAGATAAGAAAAATGACCTAGAAGGTATCGAAATGGCTGAACTAGAAAAAAGTGAAATATACACTTTACTAGAATGTCATGTTGAAATGTCTATTACTGGTTTTGGAGAAATTAATCCAGAAACAGGAGAAGAGACAGGTTTAAAAGTTCCTTACATCATTACTCTTGATGAAGGGTCAGGACAGGTTTTAGCAATCAGAAGAAACTTCGATGCGAACGATCCGTCTAAAAAGAAAAAAGATTATTTTGTACACTTTAAGTTTTTACCAGGATTAGGCTTCTATGGATTCGGACTAATTCACATGATCGGTGGTTTATCAAGAACTGCCACAGCCGCTTTGAGACAACTTCTCGATGCCGGTACCTTGTCTAACTTACCGTCCGGATTCAAACAAAGAGGCATCCGAGTCAGAGACGAAGCTCAACCGTTGCAGCCGGGAGAGTTCCGTGATGTTGACGCTCCTGGTGGAAATTTAGCTGACGCGTTTATGCCGTTACCATTTAAAGGACCTGATGGAACATTACTACAGTTGATGGGTGTTGTTGTAGAAGCAGGACAAAGATTTGCATCGATAGCTGATATGCAGGTAGGTGATGGTAATCAAAATGCAGCAGTAGGCACGACAGTAGCATTACTTGAACGTGGATCGCGGGTTATGTCAGCAATACACAAAAGACTGTACGCTGGAATGAAGTGTGAGTTTATGTTACTCGCTAAATGTTTTGCAACATACTTACCAAAAGAATATCCATACGATGTAGTAGGTGGACAAAAACAAATTTTTGCAACTGACTTTGACGAGAGAGTAGATATTATTCCTGTTGCAGATCCAAACATCTTTTCGCAAACACAAAGAATTAGTATTGCACAAACGCAATTACAGTTGGCAATGTCTAATCCTAAGATGCACAATTTATATGTTGCGTATCGTGATATGTATGAGGCGTTAGGTGTAAAAAATATTGACACGTTATTAAAAAAACCAGCACAGCCACAACCAATGGACCCAGCTATGGAAAATTTAAAGGCTTTGACAGGAGAAACTTTTAAAGCTTTTCCAGGACAAGACCACCAAGCTCACATGGATGCACATTTAAGCTTTATGGGTACAATGATGGCACGTACAAACCCACAAATACTTGCAGCATTGCAAAAAAACATACTAGAACACATCACTTTGATGGCAACAGAGCAAGTTCAGTTAGAATTTAAGGACGAAATTATGGAAATGCAGCAAATGCAACAGCAAATGCAACAAATGATGGGTGGAATGCAGCAAAATCCGCAAATGATGCAACAAATGCAGCAAAATCCGCAACTTGTTGAGGCACAAAAGCGTGTAAAACAGCTTACAGAGGCTCTTGAGTCAAGAAAATCAGTATTAATTGCAGAAACAATGGCAGAATACCTCGAAGAAGAGAAAAAAGTTCTAAATCAGATCGATAATGACCCATTATTACGATTAAAGAACGATGAAGTGCAGCTAAAAGCTAAAGAAGAGGAAAGAAAACGTGAAGAAGGCGAACAAAAAGCTGAAATGGACGCACTAAAACTACTACAAAACAGACAACTTGCAGAAGATAAACTTGAGCAAGATGATCAACATGCTAAAATGAGAGCGTCTGTATCACTTGCAAAAGATGGTATAAAACAGATGCAAGCAACAATTAAAGAGGGGAACTAATGGGTAAATACAGTGATCACAGACAAGGACCAGGATCACCCGACAGAAATCCATTAGGTGATAAAGGTCCAGCTCAAGGTCCAGGTAATGATAACGATAAAGATAAAGATTTTAGTGGACTAGGACTTACTTTTGGAGACGATGGAAAATTAGTAACGTTTGGTGAGGACAAAACACCAGTAGGCCTTACACAAAGATATTTTACTAATAATCCAGAAAACATACAACCAGCTTATGACGCTGGTTTGATGGGCACAGGACTTGCTTCTACATTCAGTGGTCAAGGTTTATTAAACACAAAACCTATAACCAGTGCTAATACTAATTTTAATCCTATATCAGCAAGACTTAATGCAACTTTAAACCCAACTGTTAATCAATTAGCTCTTGATGAAGAGGAAGAAAAAAGAAATTTTTTAGATGCTTTTAAAAATTTTGACGTCTTAGGAGAAGAGGCTTTTATAGATGAAATTATGAAGATGGGTGTTAGCGAAGACGTAGCAAAACTTGCTTCAGCAAAAATGAACACCTCTCCTGGAGAAGCATATGGAATGGTTTCTAATGCTCTTAGTGGTGCTTTTTCTTCTGGAGAAGATTTGGTTGGTGCAGGCTATAACGCTGCTATCGCGTCTGCCTTAACACCTAGTTCAGCAGGACTTCTTACAATAGGAACTAAAGGAATTTTACCAATGTTTGAAGCCGCACTTGGTCCAACTATTGAAAGCGCTAGTTCGGCATTTGCTAACAGTAAGTTAGGTAAGTATCTTCAAGAAAAAGGTATGAATATAGGAACATACAACGCAAACAAATATTACACTAAAAATCCTCAATCTATAGAAGCTGTAGCTGATGAAAATTTTAATAACGCTTTTGCTGATCCTGGCGTTCCTTTTGCAAACGTAGACGAAGACGCAAAAATTGCACGTAAATACACAGGGCCTATGACAGCTGCTATTGCTGACGAGGTTGCTGAAATACAAGGCGGTTATTTATCTCCAGAACAACAAGCTGACTTAGCTATAGAAAGATATAACGCTTTAGAAACTGAAAAAAATACAAGACCAGGAAATTTAGCTGCTTTAGCACCTGGACCTGTAATTGATCCTGTAAGATCAAAATATGAAGACGAAGCGTTAGAGGCATATGATCGTTATATTGAAAGAGGATACACACCTGAAGAAGCAGAATACTTAGTCTCATACATGGGATTAGCGTGAAAAAAGAAAATAAAATCAGCAAGGTAATGCGTGAGTTTAAATCAGGAAAACTAAAATCTGGTAAATCTAAGAAAAAAGTGGTAAATAAAAAGCAAGCCATAGCTATCGCGCTCAGCGAAGCAGGTGTAAAAAAGAAAAAAAGGAGGTCATCATGATCGACGATTTAAAATGGAAAGCCCAAGAATGGTGGAACGGAACCACTAAGAAAACAAAAATTATAATTGCCGTTGGCG